ACGCTGGTTTCGAGATCCTCAACAAGGACTTTGTTACCACCGCGTTCAGCTTCGTGTCTGATGACGGCAACGTCTGATAATTAACAAATAAACCACAACATAGGAAAAAATAAATGACCTATTTGTCTTCTAAGAAGATCTATCCAGGTAACTGGACCAACGCCCTGAACGGCTGGTATAAGAACATTGATACCAACGACAACGGTACCAATGATGCTTCCAAGGGTGGCCCCACCTCTGTGCTGGCCGTCCCTGGTTACCGCTACTTCCAGCAGCGTGGTTACGTTGCTGTGGCCTGGGCCTCTGGCGATGCCGCCACCAAGGGTCAGACCATGGATGTGATCGTTCCTTCGCCTTACCGCCAGGACGACACCCGCCCTGACATCACCGGCATGGTGATCTCTGGCAGCTCCACCCAGCCTGCTTTCGTGTATCGCGCTGCGGTTTCAGTTGCTTCTGGTTGGGGTGATGGCCGTGTTGCCACTGGTATCTACGCTGCTACCGGCAACGTGGTGACCTTTGGTCGTAATGACAGCGGCCCTGTGGCTGTGACCGGTGTGGGTGAGCCTATCGCTCAAGCTAACCTTACCTCCACCGTGTCCGGTGACGCTTCGGCCAAGATTCTGTTTGCCGCTGGTTCTCAGGCCCTCAGCTCCACTCCTTTCCTGACCGCTACTGGTGCCACTGGTGTTGGTCCTTCGGGCGTGTACAAGTCCCTGACTGCTGCTACCACCTTCAAGGTGTTTGCTCGCGGTACCAACACTGATACCGGCGTGTCTGGTGGTGTGTATCTGGCCGACGCTGATTACAACGCTGGTCTGAAGGGTTACCTGGTGGTTGAGGTGTGCTACATCCAGCCTGATGATGCCCCTGGTTACGAAGATATCGAAGAGTATATCCTCGGCCGCACTGTTAGCTGATTAGGTTAAACTAGGACCAGAAATTAAAACATCTGGTCCTTATGCTTTACCAGCATCGTAAAACCGGCGCTCGCGTCAAAGTTGTAAGCGAATGGGATAACGGCGATTGGTTCATGGTCGAAGATCAGGACGGTCGCCTTTATACCGCTTACAAAAATGAATTGATCCCTGATGAAGTTGCAACCAAGAAAGTTGCCACTCTTCAGGTTAAAGATAAGGCAGCCCAAGAAGAGCCTCGTACTTTCCCACCCGAAACGCGTTTAAACATCAATACCGCTACCCCACAAATGATCGCTGATCATATTAAAGGTATCGGCGTCAAGACAGCTCGAGAGATTAAAGATCTTCAGATGTCCTTATCGGGTGAGAAGTTTAATAGCCTTGAGCAATTGAAACAGATTAAGCGTGTGGACTGGGATGCAGTTCTGGCAGCCGACCTGATCAGGGTTTGATCCATTTACCACAGATAAGCCCCTGGGAAACCAGGGGTTTTTTCGTTTTAAAATAAAAAGAAAAAGATAATGGCTGGTATTCAGTATTTCGGGCAAGTTGGATCGACTGGTGTATCAACCGGTCCGCATAAACATGTTTATGTGAAAGAGTTAGCCACTGGGAAGTACCTGGATCCAGCAACCATTCGTACGCCTTTACTTGGTTTACGCATCGGGGAAAAGAAAATACCGGCACTGATTAAGACACCAGAAGGCAAGATTGAATTCAATCCAGCTGCTGGAATTACTCTCACATCTCGTTACGGTCCACGTAGTGCGCCAACTGCTGGTGCCAGTACCTTCCACCAAGGAGAGGATTGGGCGCTACCAGAAGGCACTCCTATTTACTACGAAGGCGGTGGTAAGTTTGTTCCGAAAGCAAACCAAGGTGGTTACGGTAATCTTGCCACTCTGATTACAAGCGATAACAAATACGAAGTTGGCTTGGGCCACATGAAAACGCTTGGTGGCGCATCTGAGTTACCGCCAACAACCCTGCCAGTTGATACTTCTGCTTCTGCAGAAACGAATGATTTGTCAACTTTATTATCTTTATTGCAGCTAACCAAGCCAAAGCAAAAAACATTACAAGAATCACTTCTTGAGCAGACCTTGGGGGAAGCTTTAACTCCAAAACCAAGCATGACGCAGCAATTCCTCATGGAGTATATGAATTCTCCACTGCCAGGACTTGCTTAAATTGATTACTTTATAATTAAACTATAACGAAAGGTAGACGTGCAGTTATCTGACTTTGACAAAAGTAGAGTTAGGTATCACCTGGGCTACTTTACCGTGTCTGTTCCAGCGGGTGACTATGCTCGCCTGGAAGAAGCGATGAATACCATCCCGGATTCATACTTCTATGACAAGGTTGTTATTCAACTTGGTCGTTGCGATACGGCTGAGAAGAAAACAGAAGTTGCATCGACGCCTTCTACGCGAATCGAAAGCATCCTCGGTGACGTGGATCGTACGATTCGCTCCAGCAATGCCAAAGAGGCATTAAAGGTTTGGGATGAGATTTATCTCTACGAAACCAATCGTCTCGCCGGCATTCTTTACGTTCCTAACTATAAAGATCCATTCCAGGCTCGATATCGTTATGAACGCTCAGGTGCGGAATTTATTCAAGCTCTACCTGGTCCTGCTGACACTGCAGTGGGCTCTCGTCTTTATCTTCATGAGGTTTGGCGCTAATCATGGCCATTGATATCTTTAAAGCGATTCAAGCTGCAGGAGTTCCGTCTTCTGTGTTTCAACGGCAGAAAGCTAAGCCTAAATCTTTTATTGAGATGGCTGCTTCTGCTCCAATGGCAGCTTCTCCGTTATTTAAGTTTCCTGGGCAGACCGCAGATTATGCTGTACCAGCAACGGTGCCAGCTACTCAGGTGAATCCTGGAGCTACAGCCGCAGCAGAACGTGCATATCAAACGGAGAAAGCACGTGTTGCTCAGATGGCAGCACAAAACCCTGAGCTCCAGCGTTACGAAGCAGCACGCTTGAAAGCAGTAGCCCCCGGCGCAACGCCAGAACAAGTGCAATCTGCGGAAGATCTTGGGATGCAGATCTGGGCTCAAAAATATGGCAAGACCCTTGCTCCAAAGGTTAAGCCTGGTCAAGCTGGTTACGATGTTATCCAAAAAACTTTGTATCCAGGTGGCGCACCCTTGCCCGAATTGCCCGCAGAGTCAGTTGCAATGCTGAATGCCATCGCACCAGCTGATGCAACGGGTATTCGTCCTGATATCACACCGATGCCCGGTGCACTGCCAGTATTCTCGGATGTTTCCGATGCCATGTACCAGGCTGTAATAGGAGGTCAAAGCACCTTGGTACCACCCGCACCGCAATTAGCTTCTCCTTCTGCAGTTTCTCCTCAGGAAACGGGAGGCATTTCCTTCCAGGATGCTTCTTTTGAGACTCCTGCAACCAAGCGTCGCTCTGATTTATTTGCACAGTTACTTTCTGGTATTCGTCAGTACGGTGGCATGTAATTAACTGGCATTGCTTTGCATGTAAGCCCAGCCTGCTGGACACGAATCTTTGATTCACGGGGGCCAGCGTTGTTGCTTTAAAACCATGATTCTCTGTCCCAAATTTGTTAAACGATCCCTGACTCATCTGGCAGTCGCACTTACTCTTCAAACAGTGTTTATTCCCGGTCTCAGGGCAAGTTCAAATTGGGTAGGAGAATAAGCAGAAACCAATGTCTTACACCAGCGAACAACTTAAAGAAATTGCGAGGCAGAAAGCCCGCACTTATGGTGTAAATGAAGACATCTTTCTGCGTCTTGTAGGAGCAGAGTCTGGCTGGAATCCACGTGCCAAAAGCGGTGCTGGTGCCATGGGTCTTGTTCAGCTCATGCCTGGTACTGCACAAGGACTTGGTGTTTCGGATCCTTATGATCCTGTCCAAAGTCTGACGGGTGGTGCCCGTTATTTGAGCCAACAACTCAAGCGTTTTGGTTCTTATGACAAAGCTTTGGCCGCATACAATGCTGGTCCTGGCAATGTTGAACGATATGGTGGAATCCCGCCATTTAAGGAAACACAGAATTATGTGAAAAAAATCCTTGGTGGTGTTGATGTTGCAGCCAAACCAAAACCACAGACACAAGAACCACCCGCCTCTGGATCACAAGTACAAGATTTCTTGAAGGGTTTTCTCCTTCAAAATTTCTTACTTAATGATCAAAACGTTGCACCTTCCATTGGCGAGCAGTTACTCAAGACTGCATTCCAACGCCCAATGACTGGAGTTGAAACGGATATCTCAACGGCGTCCTTATTTACACCAAGGACACCATTCTTGGAATCCCTCACTCAGTTCTAGTAGATTGCAACAGACTTGTTTGCATTAGAATGCAAGCATATAATTGATTCGATAGAGAGTAAGCGTACATGTCCTCGACTTCCTCGAACAAACAACCACTGTTTATTGATCGTCCGTTGTTTGATACGGTGCGTGTCACTACTCAGACTGTTGGCAGTCAAGCCAGTAATACGGTGTTTGTCCAGGGTGGACAGGCACCTTCTATTCTGGTGGACATGGACGCTGCTTTCAGCGAAGACAATAACAATGGTGGTGTCGTTGATTCCATTACGATCACACGCGATGATCGCTATCGGGATGCCGATTACACTGTCAACGCAAGCACCTCTGGCACCGTTGTTTCTTTGAGGAGCGGTCAGGTCGTCTACGTTGCCTCCACAGCCGTTCTTACCAATGGTACCGCCAGTGGTGTTGGTTATTATACTTACACCGGCTCTGGCACCTTAACGGGCGTCAATACGGCCCTTAACTACTCAGGCGCAACGGCAAGCGGTTTCCAGTACCAAGGCGTTGCTTATGGTTATCAACCTGCTGTAACTTTTGTTTTCTATCAGACTCGTAACACCACCACTCCAATTCCGGCAAGTGGTGATTATCGTATTTTGTTCGCAAGAACAGTCCCTGCTAACAGTGGTGTAGTTGACTGTTCGGACGTGATGCCACAGCTTGCTGTACCCATGCCTTCTGCAGGTAATACCAATGGTTTAGGTGCAGGCTCCCCGCTACGCAACAAAGGAATCTACCTGGAACGTGGCGACCGTATTTACGTCGGCGTTTTTGCAGAAGGTCCAAATATTTCTGGATACACCCCAGGTGCACATGTCTATGCACAAGGCGGATTCTTCTAATGTATGGCCCCAAGACAAGGAAATAGTTTTGGTTCTTTCAGCAGTTTCCTTCAAGCAAAGGACACTGATCCTTTCAAATTAAAACCAATTACAACAGAATTCTCAAAAGGATCTGTACCTGATTCTTTGAGCACTATCAACCGTGAGTCTGCTTGGTCACGATGGCGCCGTGGTTATGAATTGGCCACGGCTACTTTCTATGACAACGATTTTTCATATCCTTTTGAATATCAGATTCCTACACCGTCTGGAAGCGTAGATCCGAACGTTAATCCTTACCCTGTTGTCTCAGGTGTATTTACAGGATTCCCGACAACAAATCGGGATCTTGGCATGCATTGGGCCGTATGGCGTTATGCCGGATCAACAAGAACAGATAAATTAACTGACCCGGTTAGCAGTAACACCTTAGCCGTTGCATCTGTTACAGAGGACGCCGAAAATTGGTATGTAACACTCTCTGGCACCTGGAGCACAGGCAATCCATTACCACCGCCTTTTTATATTCCAGTCCCAGGTCAAACCGAAGGACTGAAACCAATGAATACGGAGATCTTTGAAGATCGTATCATTACAGCCAATGGTCCTTTAATTACAGCCGACAGCATTGATCCCAATACTCAACGTCGCTACGGCTACGCCCAGGCTGTGCTTGTAGACACAGATCCGTTCAACGGAATTTTGACATTTAGAAAAGACGGATCCGTTCAAATTACATTTGACAAGGAGTATCGAACGCCGTCTTCCTTTGGCTTCCAAGTTGGTAGGTTCTTAAATACAGGCGCAAGATTTTCTTGCTCTTGCCAAGATTTTACGCATAGAGATTATCGGTATCTTCACAACATAAGTGAACGATCTTATAAAAAAGCTTACCCAAGGTCTAGTATTGCTTCGATTAAACCTGGCCGTTTTGAGCAAACGAGTACGGTCGTTTTATCGACCCCTGTTTTATTTGACGCAATAACAGCAAATGGATCAACGATCACTGTTGCTACCACAGTGCCGCCGCCTGTGAACAGTTTTATTTCTGTACAGGGAACAGCTGGCGCAGTTGCTGATGGCTTCTATGAAATCACGGAGGTAAATCCGCGCGTTAGTTTTAAGTATGTCATCAATGGAAATGCAGGCGTTGGAAGCATTCTCAATGCAGGCGTCACGAAAATATTTGAAGCAAGTGCGCGGGTTCTCAATACGGCTATGGTGCCAGCCACGCAAAGTAATACCTTAAACGTGTATGCGCCCCCTGGGTATACACCTGAGCTGGGTGCGTCGACCAATAATATCACTAAACAAAATTCAAACAGGGACAACCCAGGTGTCTACCGAGAGTTTGGTGCAACGTATTTGCGAAGCACTTCAAACCCTGGCATCAAAGGCTCTACTGCGGAGGGTATCCCTGGATACAACGACTACTCTTCATCTCAAAATGTCATTACGTCATTGACTGACAACTGGACGCCACTTTTAGATGAAATGCGTTATTGCAAACATATTTATGCGTTGCGTTTTAGGGACGGTGTATTTCCACCAGAGCCATCTGATTTTCCTGTACAGATTGGTTCAATGACTGCGTGGGAGCAACAACTTGTAGAAAGAACAGAAGCAGAACAACAAGAACTAAGAGCTGCACGAATGACACGCAAATCTTTATCGTTGATGGACGTGCCTCCTTACAATTGTCAGTCTCCGAACATGCTGCCGTTCCTGCAGAAGTTGTTTAATGTGCCCGCGTCTTATATCACAGTGGAGAACTTTACAATGTTCGATAAGGACGGTAACCCTTATAAACCGTAATATTTATTTGCAATAAGGTATACTTATCTTAAGTCTCACGAGACTTGTTAGGAATTCCTTAAGAAGCGGCGACCAGTGATCTACGATTCCTAGGTTCTGGGGACGCAGCTCATTTCAACCATGACTCAGACCATCCCTGTAGACCAGAGGATCGTTGATGCGTACTTTCAACTGAAGAGCCAACGCGGCAACAAAGGTGCTGCTTGGCTTTTTGGCATGATCGCAACCTACGGCATTAAACCAGAAGAACTAACATCTTTTGATTGGGGGCCAGGAGCTTCCCTGGTACTACATAATAAAAAACGTCCGATCAACCCATTGCATCCACAGTGGGTTGTTTTGTTTGATTTAAATAAAAAACGGCCCTGCGACATGCAAGACCGTTTAGATTCCCTTGTCCCTCAGCTGTATCGTCTAATGGCTCACCAAGCCATTGATGTTAATGTTACGGATTTGCTCTTGGCATACAGCATACGCAAGAACCATTACAAATCCATCAGGAAGCGGCAGCCATCTTCTCCTGTTTACGCAGGTGTTTCCTAACGGCTTCCACATTCCAGCGATAGCTATCCCTGGAGCGAGTCTCAGGGAAAGCAGCAAAATGCGGACCGAGCTTTAGAGTGCCGTCATCACGCATACGGAAGAGTTCCTTGCGATCCATTCCAAGGAGTTCTTCCGCCCGTGCGACGGAAACCCAACCTGTGCTTTGAGCCATGACTTGGCGTCAGGGTGTATAACTCTCGTACGGTAACGGGAGGAATCCCTGGGTCAAGGGGATTCATACTTTTTTAAGGCTGGTGTGAACTTGTGTAAAGCTTAAGGAAATTAGAATGAGTTAACGGCAACTAAAGAGTATGTACTACAGCGAGCATGAGCCGATTGCTTTACTCGTTGAAGTCACTCCAAAATTAGCGAAGAAACGTTTTCGAGATGAAATCTATAAATCCTGGAACCACCAATGCGCCTATTGTGGTGACAATGCGACGAGTTTAGATCACGTCATACCAAGGCATAAGTCTGGGGAAACAACACGCAAGAACCTAGTGCCAGCATGCCGTCGTTGTAATGCATCCAAGGCTTCTTACAAGCTCCATGAATGGTACATGGAGCAAGACTTCTTCTCCAAGGCTAGGTTAAATAGAATTGAAAGATGGATTGACCAAGATCCCTTCCAGATGCTGAATTGGGAAAAAGAGTCTGATCATTCTTTAGTACATTTTCACTATGTCGGACAAACCAAGGAAGGCGGTTGCAGCAGCCAAGCGTTATCAGAAGGATAAGATGGCTTGCAATAAGCCACAACGCACTCCTGGTCATAAAACCAAAAGTCATATTGTCAAAGCTTGTAAAGGTGGAGAAGAGAAGATCATCCGCTTTGGCCAACAGGGTGTAAAGGGTGCGGGCAAGAATCCGCAAACGGCAAAAGACAAGGCACGCAAGAAGTCTTATTACGCCCGTCATAACGCACAGGATTCCAATCCAGACAAGATGTCAGCTCGGTACTGGTCCCATAAAGTGAAGTGGTAATTCCAGGTTTTCTCGCTAAGCTGCGTAGGCCAACCTCAGTTCACCATGGCAAAACCCAAATCATCTGGCGCCATCAAGATTGAATCCAAGCCAAAAAAGACACGCCAAGGCCAAGGATTACACTCCTTGCCTAATCATGGACGCAAGAAAACTCGCGGCCAAGGCAAATAATTTGTGTATGATTGGGGGTAACTTAGTTACCCCTTATGTCTGATTTTTCTGCGGCTATTGAGTTAATCAGAAAATACGAAGGGTATAACGAGAAGGCATACCCTGATCCAGCAACTGGTGGTGAGCCGTACACCATTGGTTATGGCACTCAGTATTACCCGGACGGATCTCCAGTCAGGCGCGGTCACCTCTGCACGAAACGCAAAGCTCTGGAGTACCTGTACCATGAGTTAGAAGTTCTGGATACGGAACTCAAAAGATTGAACCTTGGCCTGGATGAATCGATGCACCAGGCTCTATTGTCATTTATTCATTCGGTTGGCTGGAATTCCTTCTTATACAGCAACATCATTGATTGTCTGGAACAAGAAGATTGGCGTGGTGCCAGCCAGGAGATTCCAAAGTGGGTCTTTGATCAAGACCACAAGATGGTGGGTTCTCTCCTCCACAGACGCCAGGAGGAGGTTAGCCTGTTCCTGCGGGAAGCTAACGACTGCGCCTGGCTCTCCACTGAGATTTTATTGACGGCATTCCGTAATTACACTGCTGCCGCTCACCAAGTGAGGGCCATTCGTCGCCTAGAGGAAGGCATCAATCCCTATACTTTGTCAGAGTTTGCTAACGAATTCAAGATTGACGAAGATCCATGGGATGTACCCTTTGATTCTTCTGATGAATTTGATCTAACTGGCGTCTGTGACATTTAGCTTTAAAATGATTTTAATTGAAGCATGCAGCTAGGAATGGAAGGATCTATCGAGCCTCGTCAGTTTGAGCTTCCTCTGGAGCTTCAATTCTCCATGCGTAAGGCTGAACTCCAGGCCCAAGAGATGACCTGGGATCAGTTATATGGTGCACTCTTAAACCTATACCATCAACGGTTGATGGAATGGTATGCCGTTAAATCATTAATGGCCGATGAGAACATCGACTTGGAGTTCGACATTCCCACCGACCTTGAATTAGCCGAACTCGCCGCCGCATGCATTTACGACGACGAGGATGATGACGAAGAGCTTCAGCCGTTCTGAGCTTCATCCAGTTGGATAAGGCGATCTAAGTACCACTGCGCTTTTTTCAGCGACTCGGTACCGCCCTTGTGACGTTCACGCCAAATGTATTTGATGCAGTTCGCCTTGCAGTAGCCACGGAATTCCTCGTTGGTTAATGCGGCCTCAATGGCTTCGATGGTCTCGATAGCGCCGTCAGTGTAATGAGACGGATGGTTGACCACATCCTCCTGGATTACAGGCGCTTCTTCCTTGACGGCCCAAGGCACCGGGCACACGCCATCTTTGCATTCCGTGGAGTTACCACCCAAAATTTGAATGGTATCGTCCGCCATCACCGGCTCAAACCACGTCTTTTCTGGGAAAGTAATAACTCCATTTCCGGCGCTGAACCCAGATCCATCACTAAGTTCTTCGGACGTGGAGAGGAAGTTGGGTACAGCTCCACCGCTTCCTCCATCGACGGAATATAACCCGTCATTCCAGGCCGTGCCCCCTCGAGTTCCAGACTCTGCCTGGGTATTCCTTCCTCGCATAGTGTCAGTCCGCGATTGTACTGATCATATAATGGCACATCATTTTCTTCATTGTCGAGATCAGTGCCAAATGTTGCCTGATTCAAACAACGACAGATGACCTCATCAATGATATTTTGACCAAGGCCGTCGCGGTAATCTGCGGGGTTATGCATTTGAATATCTTGGCCTAAATTGCCTCGATTACAATATTATCATGGCAAGATTTTATAACCCACGTCAAGAAAATATCGATCAACCGGTGGATACACCCGTTGGTTACAGAGGACGTGTTCAGTACGATCCACGCCAAGACTCTGGTTCCTCTGGCGGTGAAGTTACCGACCTTACGCCAGAGCGTCAATATGACGTTGATCTTCGGCGTCTTGGTCAAGACAATGCCGTAACTGCAGCAGCTGCTGATACAGAGAACTCGATCCAACAAAATCGTGTCGAACGCTTCTTGAGTGCATCGCGTATTGCCAATAAGTACAAGCAACAAGCCGATATTCAGTATCCAAATACCGGCAGTTCTCCAAGGAGGGAACCTGTTTCCAGGCAAGGCGTTACATTGCCGACACTTGGCGAAGTCCCTGGAGCACGAGGAAGTATCAACTACCCCAACAAACCTCAACCAAGGTCGGGCAAGCCTTACAACTGGCGTGATTCCTTCGCTTAATCAGACCTTACTAAAGACCACTTCTGGGGCCTGGTTCTGATATTTACCCTTGCGGTCTTGGTAGCTGACTTCACATGGGTTGCCGCGATAAAAGAGGAGCTGGGTTACGCCCTCATCGGCGTAGATACGATTGAAAAGTCCGGTGCAGTTGCTGATTTCCAGGGTGAGATAACCTTCCCAGCCACTTTCTGCTGGTGTGATATTCACCAGGATGCCAGAGCGGGCATAGGTTGATTTGCCAACTGCGACGACGGTCACATCACGAGGAAGTTTCAGGCGCTCCCGTGCCACGCCAAGGCAGTAGCCGTAAGGAGGAAGCAGGAAATACTTGCCCTTCTCGTCTTCCAAAAGTTCAGCTTTGTTTAAGATTTCAGGTTTGAAATCCTTTGGATCACACTCACCTTCGGAGATTCGTCCAAAGACCAAGCATTGCTCTGGCGATAGGCGGATATCGTAACCGTAAGAGCTAAGGCCATAGCTTAAAATACGACGACCGTTTTCTTTACTGACGAGACGATCCTGGAACGGAACAATCATCTCCTCTTCTTCCGCAAGACGACGGATTTCCTTATCGCAAAGAACGCTCATAGACCCATTTAAGCTTTTTCAATATAGGTCATTCAGCAAAGAATGCGCCCTTTGTCTGAGTAAATGTCAATGAATCGCTGGGTTGCTTCTCCTACGTCGTGCTTTGGTTGCAAATAAACCAAAAACGAAGTACATGTGTTATGTCTCTTGACCCCCTCATTAGTGCGTGCAAACAATGTTGGCACTGCCTTTAGGATGCAAACAGGGAAATCAAAGAGGCGTTGTTCGTAACGAAACATGTCAGGGCAATTGGAAAAGTACAACCCTTCTTCGATTTCGTTATGGAACCAGGCTTTAAATAAACGCCTAAACCACACAGCATGGGACGATGTCAAGGTAGGGGAACAGGCCCTTGTCATCTTCCAGCGTTCATTCTTTTTATCGAGGTAGTAGGTACCGCTGGGCGGAAACAAATAAACCTTGCCGAACCACTCTTGATCATTCAGCCCATCATCACTGGGAGTGAAGTAGTTTTTGGCATGGACGTATTCATTGGCAAAGTCTGAACTGGCTACATCCAGATCGATGTGACCCATCAGTTCATGCGCTGCTGCTGCCAGATCTGCGTTGGTAATCAACTCAAGATCTTCACGGCGCATGCCGCTTTTAGTGATTGCCATTACTGATTGGTTGCCTTGTTGTAATCAATCTCGAAATAACGGATGCCTTCTTGATCGTTGATGACGTAACCCGCCTTTTCGGTTGGGTCAATCTTCTGTGCTGCCGAGAGAATGCGTCGGAACGTTTCCGCCATATCACCATCATTAGCTCGTTCGCACTCTTCTTGTGCGGAGTGAATTTCCTTGAGTGTCCAGAAGAACATCGAACGTTCTTTGTTATCAGGTTGGAAGACCATCACACCTGGCCCCTCCACTTCCCACATCTTGCAATACTGCTGACCCATGTCCCCAAGGATGACGCGCACTGTTGCGTCCAGCATTCTCACCTTGGTCTCGTCCAGGTCAGGACCGATGGCTTGGGCAATTAGTTTTTCACGCCTGTTCATTTTGTATCAGTCCTTGCTTTTGGAGAACGTCTTGGAGCTTAGGGAGTGGCTGATAAATTACGACTAATTTACCAAGAATGCCGCGTTTCTTAATTAATTTTCCTTTTTCATCTCGTAGTTTATCAAATTCGCCAGAGCGAATCAGGTACTCGGCCACGCAACGGAGTCTACGTTTTAAGGCCAGTTCTGCAGCCGGGAATTTACTGCAGATGGTATCAGGCTTCATGTCACTGAAGGCAACACGCAAACGGTTAGCCAGCGTCATACTGGAATTGACGTCCTCTTCTTCGTAAGTCTTGATGACTTCCAAGTAACGACGCAGGCATCCATCATCGAAAGAACCTTCGGGTGGCAGAAAATTTTCAACCTGCAGACAAAGAGATGTTGGCAAAAGCTCTCTGTGGTTTTCAACGGTTACTTCATCAATGATGAAAGTTTCAAACCGATGCGCCAATGGTATCGTCGTTTTCTGCATCGGTGTCTGTTTCTAAGGAAGCAAGGTAGGCGTCAATCGAGTAAGGCTGAGCTTTGTACGCCTTCTCACTATGTTTAAAGGTGTAGTCAGTATTTTTAATTTTCGGATTCTTGACAAAGGATCTCACCAGATGGTTCCAGGGCACTCGGATTTTGGTCCTGGTGCCAGGCACTGGATTGACGTTGACGTAATGAATACCCTCAATCCAACCTTTGGTCTTATCGCCCCTGCGCCCTAGGGCAATCCAGTTCCTTAAGGTTTGGTCAGAGACCCCAAGGCGCCTGGCACATTCCTCTGTCGAGATGTACTCATCGGCATAGGCTTCGGGATTGGTGGTGCTCATCTGACTTGCGCCGTCCTGCAATGCCCAGATGCTGGAGAGGATGTTGCGAATTCCCTTTAATTCGTATGCAACATCTTCCAAACCTTTTCTAATTCCGTGGTTCATACAGCAGATGTTTTGGTTAAATGCTAGGGTATTTGCAACAGAATTGTTAGACCATGGAAGACCAAATCCCTGGAAGTACACCGCCAGAGTTCTCCAATCCTCCCAAGCTTTCAGCAGAGCAAGTCGAGATGCTGAAGGTGATTGCTCGTGAACGGGCCATTGCTCAAGCTGGGGCAGAACCCCTGCAGCAACCTCAGAGAATGGTGGCGCCACCCCCTTCTTTCCAGCCACCTATCCCGCAGCCCAAGCCAGAAATTATTTATTTGCGCCGTAATTTAACGGTTGCTGAATTAATTCTTGTCCTTCTTTTGTCTTGTGGACTGGTAACCGGAGTGCAAGCTCTTTGGGGATTTGGGTCGCGTATCTTACCTCAGATCGAAGTAAGGGTCAAATAAAATACGACAAACCTAAACTATAATTTTAGTTATAAGGTTTGCGAGCGTGTAGGTGGCCAATAGGCGGATCTCGGATTTACCTGCAATCAGTTCGGTCGACATCGCTGATGCCGATCTATTTACTATTGTCCATGTTGCGGAAGTAGATCCTGGGTTAAAGAATAAGAAGTTTACGGTTTCTGAACATAAGTCATATCTCAATAATTACTATCTGCAGTTAACGGGTGGCACTATTACCACCTTAACTGTTACCAATAACTTAAACGTATCCGGCAACACGAATATTCGGGGCAACCTGGATGTCATCGGCACCGGTACGTTTGGCGTACTGACCATTAATAATCTGATTGCAACTGGAACAATCAGTGGCACCACGATTACTGGTCAGAGTATTCAGGGTGTCAATATTAACGGTAACAATGGTTACTTCACAAACCTTCAGTATATTAACGCTGTTGGTACAATTTTAGAAGGTAGCCTGATCAGTGGCGCTACGATCACTGGCAATGTCATCCGTGGTAGTGGCATTACAGGCCAGGTAATTTCTGGCAATACTGTCAACGTAATCAACCTTGCAACTCAAACATTAACAGGCACTTCAGGTGTCTTCACTTCTAATTTATCTGGCGCCGTCATCACTGGTGACGCTGGTCAATTCTCGAACATCACTGGTGTTTCCGGTGTTTTCACTACCAGGCTTTCTGGTAACACCATTACCGGAAACACTGGACTCTTTGCAAACCTGACTGGAGTTTCCGGAACTTTTACCGACAGACTCTCTGGTGCTGTTATTACAGGCAACACCGGACAATTTACGCAACTTACTGCAACAACCGGTCAATTTACTTATGCGTCTGGCATAACAGTCACTGGCTCTACCGGTTTATTTAATGGGCTAACCGCAAATTACATCACCGGAATAATCACTGTTTCTGGCACCACAGTTACAGGCTTATCCGGTATCTTTGGTAATACTGTTTCTGAAACTGGCGTTTATACCACCAGTATTTCTGGAGCTTTAATCACAGGTGATACTGCGCAGTTTACTCAACTAACTGGAGTATCGGGCACTTTTACGTCTAGGATTTCAGGTACAACAATCACCGGCGTTACTGGTTTATTCACAACCATTACGGCGGCCACTGGTACGTTCACTGATCAAATCAACGTCAGCACGATTGCTACGACGGGCAATCTTTCGGCAAGTGGCAACCTATTCATTGGAACTAGCGGGACAATTTCCACAAACCTCACGGTCAGTGGAACGATTTCTGGCGCTACAGTCACTGGTACTGATGCATTCTTTGACACCGTTAGTGGCAACGGTGTTATCGGTGGAACAATTGTTTTTTCCCCAACCGTCACTGGTAATTTTGTTTTAGGCACCTCGATCACTGGTGTGACAGGCGTCTTTACAAGTCGCCTAAGTGGTGCTGTTATCACGGGTAACACCTTTAGCGGAACCACAGCTGTCTTTGGCAGTGGCGGATTTGTTCAATTGACCAGCACGACGGGTAATTTTAGTCGCGTCAGTGGCACTACCTATGTTGCTGGAAATACGATCTTTGTTTCTGGCGCTGGTGACGTTCGGCCCTTTAACCAGTTCTCCTTCCCGCCTAGCCCTGGCACATCCGGATATGTACTAACGACCCTGGGTAATGGTCAGACGACATGGGCCATTGCAACAAGTACAGGCATCTTAACGTCCTCGCCAATCTTAGAAAGCAAAATTATCATCGATACTAATTATGCGATTACAATTGGATATAACGGAGGATCCATTGGGCCTGTTGAAATTGCGTCGGGCATCATCGTCACCGTGCCTTCTGGATCAATCTGGAAGATCTTGAATTAAACTAGAAAAATAAAACTTTAGTTACTGATGGCATACGGGAACTTAAAGGTTGATAATTTAGTTTATTCAACTCCAACTGGGGATATTACTTTTCCCGTCAGTGGGATTGTTTATTTAGGTGCTCCTTTAATCTCTGGTGTTTCTGGCGTATTTACGACAGTTTACGCACCTCTGGTTAGTGGTGGTTCCGGTGTCTTCTTGTCGGGTGTTACCAGCCCTATCATCAGTGGTGTCTCCGGTATCTTCACGACCAGCGTCAGCGGTGCAACTGTTACAGGTGGCTCGCTCCTTGGCACCACAATTACTGGTACGTCAATTTCCGGTGCCAACATCACTGGCGTTTCTGGAACATTTACAGATCGGATCTCTGGCGCAACGATTACTGGTGGAAACTTCAACGGTGTTTCCGGTGTCTTTACCACCAGTGTTAGCGGTGCAACAGTCCAAGGGAATACAGTTGTTGTGAATAGCGGCAACTTTGCTTCCGGTTTATTAACCTCTGGAACCATTCAGTCCACAACAGGTGGCTTCAAGTTTCCAGACGGTACCACCCAAACAACTGCAGCCACCGCAGGCGTAAGTCTTGGTCTTGTAATCGCCCTTGGCGGTTAATTTATTGCTCTTATAATTAACGAAAAGAGTTTCGGAAATGGCTGAGTATTTTGAATTTAAAGGTACTGTATTAACCACAACTGGTGTTGCAGATATCTATAACCCAACTAATGGTGTAGACGGAAATCTCACCAACAGCAGTGGCACATCCGTTATTTTGTCTGCTTTAGCAGCCAATGTGAGTAGCGGCAACGTTTCTGTTAACCTTTACACGACGTTAACCGGTTCGACTAGCACGGCCACCGGAACTGTTCTAACTGAAAGCGGAAGCTTCTCGATGGCTGAGTCTATTGTTGTTCCAGCCTACGCGTCGTTAGAGATGATTGTCAATAAGGCAAACGTTCCTTATGGCAGTAAGTTACGTGCACGTTCATCCGTGGCATCCGGCATTGTTTTTACCGTTTCTGCTGTTGATATTCAGCCTTGATTGTTATCATTAAATAACTAGCTGAAGAGCAATGGGAAAGAAAAGGGAAGGGGGATATTTAGGTGCTACGCCAAGCACGTGGAGTAGCACGGTTCGTCCAGGTATATGGAATCTTAGAAGCCAATTTAACTTAAAAAAAGAGGGTACGTGGCCAGGCTTGTATAGCACTTTGGCACTTGAGTACCTTGTTGTCGCAGGTGGCGGTGGAGGTGGCGGTAGATATTATGGCGGTGGCGGCGGAGCCGGTGGTTTTCGTACGAATGCCGGGCCTTCTGGTGGTGGAGCATCTGCAGAAGGCAGTTTTACAATTACTTTAGGTAGTTCTTACACAGTCACAACCGGCGGCGGTGGTGCAGGAGGACTGTCTGGAGCAAGAGGAACTCAGGGTTCTAATTCTGTTTTTTCAAGTACTACATCAACAGGCGGCGGCGGTGGTGGCGGCAATACCGCCCCTAGTGGCGATGGTGGTGCAGGTGGCTCTGGCGGCGGCGCAAGTGGCTATTCAGCTACAAACGGCGTTGGTACTCCAAATCAAGGTTATAACGGTGGTGCTGGTGGTACTTACGCAGGAGGCGGTGGCGGTGGCGCCGGACAAGCTGGAAGCAATGGTCCGGCGGGTGATACAACAGGCGGTAAAGGAGGCAATGGAGTAGCTTCTTCTATCACAGGATCCTCTGTAACCTACGCAGGTGGAGGTGGTGGTGCATACGGTTCCAGTTCCACTGCGGGGACATTGGGCGGTGCAGGTGGAACAGGCGGTGGCGGCCCAGCTTCTAACTTTGGGACAGCAGGAACAGCGGGAACGTCAAATACGGGAGGTGGAGGTGGCGCCACAGGTGGCCTTGGCGGATCACCAACGACAGGAGCCAACGGGGGATCTGGCGTTGTGATTTTGAAAGTTGATGCAGGATTAACTGCAACTTTTAGCGGTGGAGTTACTTACTCAACGGCAACAGTTGGAGCCTTTAAAATTTACACTATTACGGCTACTTCGACAACAAGTGAAACCGTAACTTTTAGTGCTTAATTCATCTATAATTTATAGATAAGCTTGAACGCGCAATAATACTATGGCCTCTCGTCCTCTAGGCGGTTACCTTGGTGCCACTCCGGCAACATGGAGTGCCACAAGTCGCACTGGAGAATGGGACTTAAAGCAACAATTTGACCTGCAAAAGCAAAGTTTATGGCCTATTCTTGGATTCACGGCTGATTATTTAGTTGTTGCAGGTGGCGGCGGTGGTGGCGGTACGCCTTCTACCGGAGGTTATACCGGTGCCGGTGGTGGTGGCGCAGGTGGTTTCCGTTCGATTACATCTCAAGCATTAAGCACAGGAACCAGTTACACCATCACTATCGGCGCTGGCGGTGCTGGTGGTGTATCCAATTCCAATGGAACCGCAGGTAGTAATTCCGTTTTCAAAGAAACAACATCTGCTGGCGGCGGCGGTGGTGGAACAGGTGGTACACCTACAGGAAATAGTGGTGGAGCAGGTGGTTCCGGCGGCGGTTCAGGCGGTTATTACCAAGATCCAACACCGGCAGGTGGTTTAGGGGGTGCAGGTAACACCCCTGCTACCAGCCCATCGCAAGGCAATCCTGGTGGAAGCTCTAAAACAAACAGTACGTATAACGCCCCTGGTGGCGGTGGCGCTGGAGCATCAGGAACAAATGGTACATCTTCTGCTGCAGGCCCAGGTGGTATTGGTTCTACCAATGCTTACTTAGGAACTACTCTTTATTACGCTGGCGGCGGCGGTGGTGGCGCATTTGATCACAGTCCTCTTGCGTTAAAAGGTAACGGCGGGCGCGGTGGCGGCGGTCCAGGGGGACATGCAAGCAGCACTGGCAACGCAGGCGGAAGAGGTGTTGACGGAAGCTATAGAACAGGCGGTGGCGGTGGCGGCCGAGGAAAAAATGCAACGACCGTGGGCCTGGGCAGCGGTGGCGGTGGTGTTGTATTGCTACGTGTTCCAGAGAACATAATCGCTACCTTCTCTGGTGGTGTTTCCAGTGCTTTTTACAACTCACAAAGTGGTTATAACGTTTATTTAATTTACGCAACATCTACTATTTATGAAACAGTTTCATTCAGTGAAAAACCCTCTGGTTTCACTGTTCAATCTTTAGTTGTTGCAGGTGGCGGCGGCGGTGGCAACAACTACGGTTCTGGTGCTGGAGCTGGTGGATACGTTGAAACTTTCCATACCAACCTTTCTTTATCAACAAATTACACTGTTACCGTTGGGGCAGGAGGCAGCGCTGCCACTGTTGGTGCAAATTCTGTTTTTGGAACGGTAACTGCTTATGGCGGTGGCAGAGGCAGTAACGCAGGCACAAGCGCAGGAAGCGGTGGATCTGGAGGTGGTGGTTCTTGGACGGGGGACGGGGGTTTAGCAGCTCCTGGTAGTGCAAGTCCTTCTGGCCAAGGATCACCTGGTGGCTATGGTGATGAAGGAGGCCTTTCTCCTTATGGCGGCCCAGGCGGCGGCGGTGGCGCCGGAACACCAGGGAGACCTGCAACCGCTGGTCAAGCAGGTGATGGCGGCGATGGTATTACGTCTTGGATTAACGGATATGCCACAACACGTGGTGGTGGTGGCGGCGGCGGTGGTTCTAACAACTATGCATATGCAAGCGGAAATGGTGGAGAAGGCGGTGGCGGCGATGGGAGTTATCTCCCTTCTTCTACTCCTGGGTTCCCAGGTAAGGCGTTTACCGGCGGCGGCGGTGGCGGAGGCAGAGATACTCCTGGTACTGGTGGTGCAGGTGGCTCTGGTTGCGTTGTGCTCAGAATTCCTGACACTTATAAAGCAACGTTCTCATCTGGGGTTACTTACAGTACAAGCACTGTTACTGGATACGTTGTTTATTGGGTTACCGCAACCTCAACAGCCAGTGAAACGGTTTCTTTCTCGGCTGCATCTGGTATTGCCGTTGAATATTTAGTTGTTTCTGGTGGTGGTGGAGCAGGTGGTGAAATTAGTGGTGGGGGCGGCCAGGCGGGTGGTGGAGCAGGTGGTGTTATCACCGGAACAATTACAGCACCTCTTTCTACTGGTCTAACCGTTACTGTTGGAGCAGGTGGTTCTAGTGGCGGCCAGCGCGTTAATGGTGGTATTGGATCCAAGAGTAACTTCTTTGGCGTTAATCCTCTTGGCGGTGGTGGTGGTTTAACTTTCCAAAGCACCGCTTTAACCGGTGACGGTGGATCTGGCAGTGGCGCATCTGATCGCAGCTATAAAGCAACGGCTTATGGCACAGGTGTTCCCGGACAAGGTAATCGTGGTGGCCAAAGTGTAAACCCAATTGGCGGCGGTGGCGGTGGAGCAGGTGGTGTCGGAGGAGATTCGGTCAGTTCCCCTTACATCTCTGGAAACGGCGGTGTTGGTATTCAATGTTCTATTACTGGTAGTGCCACTTATTACGGCGGCGGTGGTGGCGCAGGTCAATTCAGCAATCCTGCTGGTGGTACTGGTGGTCAAGGTGGCGGCGGTGATGGTGGAACCCTTACTTCTGCCAACGGGAAGAGCGGTACAGCAAATACCGGCGGTGGTGGCGGTGGTGGTGCTGGCCTGGGCTCGAATACCAGTGGCGGCGGTGGTGGTTCCGGTATCGTCGTACTCAAAATCTCTAACGCATACACAGCTACCTTTAGTGGTGGGGTAACCTTTTCGCTTTCCACAGCTGTCGCAGGATATAAGATTTATACTGTAACTGCGACCTCTACTACTTCTGAAACTGTTACTTTTAGCTAATGGCACACTTCGCACTGCTCGACGATAACAACATCGTCACTTTTGTTACCGTTGGTCGTGATGAAGACAACGGTAAAGAGGCTGAACTCAGCGCACGTACTGGTCAAACCTACAAACAAACCAGTTACAACACCCGTGGCGGCATTTACTACACCCCTGGTACCAGTACGCCAGACCCAGATCAGTCGAAAGCGTTCCGCAAAAACTATGCGGGCATTGGTTACAGCTACGACGCCACATTAAATGCCTTCATTCCTCCCAAGGAATTTGCATCTTGGTTGTTAAACACGACAACAGGTCTCTGGGAGCCACCTATTCCTTATCCCACTGACGGTAAAGTCTATCGTTGGGATGAAGACACTCAATCTTGGGTTGAAATCCCACCTCCTGCATAAGTTGATTTAGGACAATGACAATAAAACTTGTTGATGCGGCTAAGTATTATAAAGAGCTTCCTCATCAGCAAGAAGCTCTGGAGTGGCTCGAAAAAGAGTTAACTCCAGAGCAATTAAATACCTTTGCCACAAAGTACAGAACCGAGAAAAAACCAGCTGTACAAATTGAAAACAGCTGGGACGGCATTTATCAAGCTGCAAAATCAGCAGGGGCTAAATTTCCGGAATGTGTTTGTGCACAGTGGGCACTCGAATCAGGCTGGGGCCAGCACTTTTCTGGTACCTGGAACGCATTTGGATTGAAAGGATCTGGAACAAGCGTCAATACACAGGAATTTATCAACGGTCAATGGGTCACCATCAAAGCAGGTTTTATTGACTTCCCTGATCTAAAAACCTGTGTTTACTATCTCGTTGATCGTTGGTACAAAGACTTCAGTGTTTACCAGGGCGTTAACCGTGCAAGCACTCGCAATCAATGTGCTGAGTTATTAGTTAAAGAAAAATATGCTACAGATCCCGACTACAGCACAAAATTAATCCAGATCATGGATCGAAAGCTTGGTACTGCAGGTAACAAGCCAGTAGAAGAACCTGCCAAGCCTGTTGAAAAACCAAAGTTCAATCCTTGGAGTCCCTTCACTTACAAGGTGACGCCAAATATCTCCTACGGTGAGCTAACGCTTAACCAAGAAGCCCGCCGTTTTAATAAACAGTATCAATGCGATACAGCACTGGAACTGTGTAAGTTTCTTGAGAAAGTTAGGACAGCATTTGGCAACAAGCCATTGATCATCACCAGTGCATCACGTCCTGAACCCATCAATACTCAAGTGGGAGGTGCAAAAAATAGTGAGCACACCTACAGCGCACCATCTAAAGGAGCTGTTGATTTCTACATCGAAGGAGTTGACATCTATAAAGTGCAAGATTGGTGCGATAAAAACTGGCCTTATTCAGTTGGATACGGTGCGCCCAAGGGATTTGTTCATTTGGGAATGCGAGAAGGAAAGCCTAGAGTTCGCTGGGACTATTGATGTGAAGAAATACAAGGAGCCGTACATACGCGTAAACGTATGTTATGAAGTTGGCAACGAAAAAAAATGCGTAACGCTGCCTAAAGAGCAAGCGTACGCAACAAGAGATTGGGTTGAAAGAAACAATGGTGTTTGCTTCTGGTTTCAGGCGTTACCTGATTAACGCTGCTTAGCGCGGCCAATCACAAGGCCACAGATTTCAATGAGACGGTACAGCTTGCGAACTGCAGCATCATCCTTGGGAGTTGGGGTGAGTGCACAAATGGCGGAACATGCGGCATGAATAGCCAGTGCTACTTCTAAATAACGATTTAAATCGTGCATAATTGATCTCCTGATCTCCTTACATTCTATGTCTCTGTACTGAAGATTTTATTTAATCTTCATAAATACGACAGGCCCTTTCCCAGGGATTTAAATCACAATACGATTTGAATGCTTTGGCAGGACTTGGCGTGCCAAGATGAAATCGTTTTGATAACTTACAAACAAACCAGCTGTAAAACTTGATCACGGTACTGTGGTAAGGGGTACAAGAAAGGCTGGAAAGCGGTCATCGGCTTGGTGCTCACGCTGCCATGCTTCCTCCCATTCACTTAAAGAATGATCGTGAACATCTTGACCTGCATAAGTTTCTGTGTGATCGTTCAGAATAAAATCATTGTTCTCTAAAAGAATATATGTAAAATCTTCAAGCAACAACTCAAAGTCACCGGTTGGAAACTCAATGACAACACCAACCTCATAGTCAAGAAGCTCGTTGCGAGTCGTGGAAACACACAATAAATACGTGCCAGTATTCAACGGATAGTACCGTTCATCTCCTTTATCTAAGCGGTTTGGATCAAAGATGTTATACAGATCGGACTGTGTATTCATCACGTGTCCGACATATGGGTTATAGACTTCACCGTCAATGGTTGCTGTAATACTATCATCTTGAAAGATGCCACGTCCCTCAATAGGGACAAGGTTTAAGTCATACACAGATGTGTTGATGTATTTAGGCCTTGGGCCTCCTTTGGCGACAATAATCCAAGCTTTTGAAGTAATGGTGAAACTAAACCAGTGATTGTATACACCGCCACCGTAACCACCATTGGAATTCTGATTTGTATCCCGACGACCAACAACTTGATTTTTTGGCCCAAGACTTCCTTTTAGATTTCTTAAGGACAGCTGGCTGAATTGTCCCATATTTAAGGGATTGTCCTGCGTCCTTTGACGCTGGAGTTCCTGATTACGTGCCATCTATAGTCTGCAGACCTTTAGATGTATTCTACTCGTCTGGTATTTCTATGTTTTCGGGGAATGTAATGGCGTTCTTGAAAGACTGATTGAATACGAGAGGGCGTTCTTTGTTGTGGCCATACGCCATTAATTTCTCAGCTTGAAACTCAAGCTCGAACGGATGAACAGCTGATGGCGGAAATAATTTATTCCAGCTAGACACCATATGCAGGGGATTACCACAACGTGGGTTCCCGCAGAGGCGTGTCACAACCATTCCCCCCACATCCCCCCAGGCGCAGTTGTATAACGCTTTATGAAAACTCAGGTTTTCAGACTTTTGGTGGCTATAGGCAGAGCGATAGGACGGCATACACACACGCTTGGGGCTGTATGGGCCAGGGGTATTGATGGCCCAACAGTCTTCCGGGTCGCCAATCGTGACTTTCTGCCAAAGCTTGTGGTATTTGGCCTTGTACTCAACGTGTAGGTAGTTGAGGTCAAAGCCACAGATGTTGGACTGGATTTTATGGACGCAGTGGTAACACCAGTGCTCGGCAAGATCCCTGATCACATGGCCGTGTGGACAAACAAAACCTTTGTAGTACCCATGTGTCTCAAGAGACTCGTCATCAAGGGCGTCGATGTCTGGTACGAAGCGGAAAGCAACGGTTTCAAAAAGCTTTCGTTCCGACCGATGGAGATTTGCCATAGCTATTTCAGCATTATCATTTGAGTCTCATTGTGAGTTTGTTTCTTTTTTGCGTATTTGGTGGTGGCGACCAGGGTTTTGCGGTTGTCTTTGGTCTTATTGGACTCTTCGTGCAACACATCAGTATTGATGGGGTCGGTACCAGTACGTAAGTAGTACACCACCCGGTGTGCGAGGTAGACCACGTTGTCGATACAGACCATGTAATAGCCAGTGGTCTTGTTGAGGCGACCTGCCTGGCTGCCAGCAGCGTTACAGGCCTTCTTGATTCGCCATTCCAGGCCACTGGGGTACTGGTCCGATAGCTGGAGCAACTCCTGGACACGCCAAATAGGTGGCATTTCCTTGTGGTTGCGGGACATCCGGGGGTACTGGGGCTGGAAAACATAGTAATAGGGGTTCCAAGGGAGGTCAAGCGTGCAGAAAAAACTAAGAATGCTTAATTTCACTCTTTATATACAGTTAAACGACGCCGCTTGACCAAAGTGTACGTACTTTATTTCTCTTTGCTTTCTTTCCGAACTTTTAGACATTACACCCTTTTTCATAGTGTCATTCGCCTTAGGGGGGGAGTAGACGGGGTCCTATTCTCTGTTCCTACGCACCTCACTTTAGTCTCAACCTAAGACTCGATGCGTAAAAAAAGGGGGTTCCAATGCACAAAAAAAGGAGCTGCGTCCAACAGCTCCCTACCCGGATCGTCTCCTGGGGCACCTTAGCCCCTATTTGCGTCCGTAGTCATCACTGAGGCGGGTAATGTCCTCCTCGTACAGCTTGGCGCCCCTCTGGACCTCAATCAGAACAAGCTCCGAGTCGCCAGCCTCCAGGCGATGGACGGCACCAACGGGGATAAAGGCAGTGGTACCGGGGGAAGCGAGGATTTCCGCATCTTCCACAGTGATGACACCAGTCCCTGTCACCACCACCCAGTGTTCCGAGCGGTGCTCGTGCTTCTGAAGACTGAGTCTCGACTGAGGCTTAACTGAGATTCGTTTGACTTTGTACGTCGGCCCCGAGCAGATCGTTTCAAACGTCCCCCAGGGCCTCTCTTCCGCATAGGTCATGCAGTCACCTCGGCCAGCTCCTTATTCTCAGCTTCTTTGCGTTGTTTTTTCCGCTTGCTGGTCTTGATCTGAGGCTCTTCCTTCTTGGTCAGCACCTCCTGGAACACCTCATTGAAGTCAGAGGCAACCGTATCCCAGTTGAAGCAAGGATCAGTGACGCGGTCGTAACACTTCTGTGCCACGTCATCGAGCTTGTCACGGTTTTCGTAAAGTTCTGTAAGGATGCTTGCTAGATGGTTGTCATCTGGGCAGGGCATGATGCGACCGAAGTTGGTATCCACATCAGCGTGGAGGTTACGAATCAGGGGACCGCAGCCTTCAAAGATCTCTTTACAGGAGGTGTGATCGGGAACCACCTGGGCCACACGGCAGGCAGCGTGCTCGAAGTTGACCAGACCCCAGCCTTCCCCTTTGCAGGTGTTGACGCCCACATCAGCCACGTTGTAGATCGTATTGAGCAGGTCCACTGGTACCGAGGGGCCATGGGGAGTAGGCGCAGTCATGATTATGCGGCCATTGGGATCCAGACCTTGACGGCTCATCTCCCGATGGAAGAGAGGCATGATGTCCCAGCCCTGGTCCTTTTGACCCATATGCAGGTAGAGCTTGGCGTCTGGCTTATCGACTGCAAATTTGGCAAACGCCGAAATCGTTAGGTCAATACGCTTGCGGAACTGGTTGCGGTTCCCGTTGAAAACAATGAAGTCATCAGGACTGAGGTTCAGCTCCTTCCGGCACTTTGCCTTGTCCTTGGGATAGAACTGACCAGCGGTTACGCCGTGTGGAATCACCCAGATGGGCTTATCAACCCCAGCGCTCAACGTTTCTTCTGCGCCGAATTTGGTGTAGCAGACCGCTGCGTCCCACTCATTCATGGTGTCAGTGAGGCAACCATACCAGCCGTAGGAGTCCATGGGGTAGTAACCCACGAACTTAAAGCCGATCTCATCACGAAGATCACGAATCTGACTCCACTGGTTATTGATGATCCAGCAGTCATTGATCGTAAAGATCACGTCAGGCCGCACCCGTTCTGTTACTTCGCGAATCCGTGCCTCACCAAAAGGCTGGTTCTGATACATATTTGCTGCTGGATATAAGTAGTAATCCTTTTGCAGCGGGGTGTAGTCCCCATGCCAGTTGCAGCCCAGCACATGGATTTCGTACTGATCTTTCAGACGACTCAGTACATTTTCGGTAACACGCGCAAAACCGGTGGTAGCGACAATATCGCCCACCCACAAAAGCTTGGGCTTATTTTCAGTCATTTAATTGTTTATTGACTGAAAACAGTATACGAATTATTGCGGAGTTATAGACCGTACTAATTCTTTTTCCTCTGATTGTTTTGCCTTTAGCTTCTTCTTAAGGAATTCAGCAGCCCGATGGGTATTGGTCGTGTCCCCACAGGTATAAAGATCGATAGCAACGTAGCCAAGTTCAGGCCAGCTGTGTATTGAGGCATGGGATTCAGCCAGCAATGCCAAGAGCGTTACACCTTGCGGTTGAAATTTTTCACCAAAGACCCGCAAAATTTTTGCACCTGCCATGTTGAGCGCCACCTGGAGCAATCGCTCTAGCTCATTGTAATCATCAAGAAGTTCTTGATCACATTCATAGAGATCAAGGATAAGGTGACGCCCGTTGCTCACAGTTCTTCTGCTACCTCTTCCATTGTCGCATTAGATGCTTTGTCAATAATGTCCCCGTAGAACGTACGCCATTCCTCTTTATTCAAGCCAACTTCCACAAGGGAGGGATACTGCTCGTACTTAGGACCGGACGCTCGCAGTGCGATGTTGACAACACGCATGCCGCGACTGTTCTTGAATTGGTAGACATTCAGCTTGAGCTGATGAACGCATACGTCCATCAAAAGGGATTCAAACCGGCTGCGACCAAGGATGTTGCTGTTTGAACCACGTGAGAATTCGCAGTAGCTGGCATACAACCACTTGTCCCAGTTGATGTACAGGTTGGAGACACCACCGGGCGCATGTTTTGCGAGGCCCACAGGAGTGGCAATACCTGGATCAAAAACAACACAATGCTGCATCCAATCAAGGATTTGGTTGGATTTAAGAATTTGTTCACGATGATGCTTGGCAAAGAAGTCGACTTTGTCGTTGGTCTCCATCAGGTATTCACGCATCTCAGCCTCGGACATATCGAGGACCCAGTTCACAAGCCCTGGAAGCAAAGCCGCAAATTCTCCGAAGGGACGACCGTGATCATCCATATCAATCAAAGTTTTTTGTTCGGCAGAACTACCTGTGAATGGTTGATCGAACGGGATGGTGAGACGACGACGGGCTAAACCAGAGGTGGGGTCGGTTGTTTGAATAGGTTCATTGGCCGTAATCATGACCAGACCATTGAACTTGAATGGCTTCTGACTACCGGCCTGGAACTTGCGCTCATTACGAATCAGGTCACGACCCGTAATTGCTTTCAAGACGGAGACCGATCCGCCGTAACGCTCCACATCATTGAAGAGCAACAGTTTCTTCTTGTAGAGGTTGGCGGTTTCAAACCGGTTTTTTTCCAGGTGCTCTAGGGAAGAGATCATGGCATTGTCATCACCTACCAATGCATGAGCAAGGTTGGAGTAGGTGGACTTACCGGATTTACCGGGGCCAACAATCTCCACAAACTTTTGGATATCCGAGTGACTCAGAAGCGTGGCACGCAACCAAGCCCGCAGCACCTGGACACGACCCCAGCTGTCACGTTGCGTGGACTTCAACCATTTAATGATGGGTTCA